GAAGTCCAGCTTCCCCTTCTTAAGCCACCCAAAGACGGGTATACTATCAAGTCTCTCAGAGACATCAGAAGGGTTATATCTATTCGGCGCCCTATGCGTAGGAGCCTTGGTGTACATGTGGTCGGATACACTCTTCCCCACCCAGACACTGGCTGCCCAGTTTCTCTCTTCGCAGGGGATCTCAAGCGAGCGGCTAGTAAAATACCCGCCCTAGAGAAACCACTACTTTTCCCTTCTGGGTGCAGATCGATCTACGGAAGTGGATTGATCCCTAGAGATGGGATCCATATTCTAACCAGGCCAATTGAGGTCACTCCCTGGGTAGAATTAAAAGTCAAAGAGTGGCCAAAAATCCTGAAGATCATCAGGAGTGAATTACCTTCATCCGGAGTAACTGAGGAAGTTCTTCTGGACCTGTATAAGCATACTATCCATCTCTGCCAGGTTGAGTTTCAGCCTGTGCCGCCCGAATTCAATATTTCAATAGATGAGTGGTTGGAAACAACCTCTTATACTATGAAAGAGAAAGAGAGCCTTAGGAATGAGATTGAGAAGGAACCTGTGATCACCAATGAATCACTCAAATGTAAGTGTTTTTGCAAGGCGGAGAGCTATGAAGAATACAAGCACTTGAGACCGATTAAATCCAGGTCAGACCGTTGGAAGGTGGAGGTTGGTCCTCTTTTTTCGGCTGTGAACCATGTTTTGTTCCATCACCCTTGTTTTGTCAAGCTAATACCTATAGCTGATCGACCGAGATACCTTAAGGAGTTGGTATCTTTCTTGGGATGTTCTGTGGATTGTACTGATTTTTCTACTTTCGAAGCTCACTTTATTGCGAGTTTCATGTACATACTGGAGTTTGTCTTCTACTCTTATGTGTTTAGTAAGAACAATAATCATGATACTTTTGTGAACAAAATACGACCCGTCCTTTCGGGAAACCAAACTTTCAAATACAAATATTTCACTACTTCTCACCGAGCAACTAGAGCTTCAGGAGAGATGTGTACTAGCAGTGGAAATGGTTTCGCGAATTATTGCCTCTACTTATATATAGCTAGAATTAAGGGAGCGCATTATGCAAAAGGAGGTCATGAAGGAGACGATGGTGCCACGTGCACAAAACCCAATGAGAGCAGACCAACTGCAAAAGATTATGATGATCTAGGTTGGATATGTAAGTCTTTCTCCGTTCCCACTTTTTCGGAAGCGTCATTCTGCGGAATCGTTTCAGATCAGGAAGATCTGATAAATGTTACTAATATCAAGAAAGCCATCTGTGAATTTGGATGGACTAGCGAGAAATATGCGCACGCAAGCAATACCACACTCATGGCTTTGTTACGTGCAAAAGGTTTCTCAATGGTCTATCAATATCCAGGATGTCCGATTCTTGATGCTTTAGGTCATTACGCCCTCAGAATTACAGATACTTCTGTTGTTAGGGATCGACTCGACAAATTGTTGCAGTCGAAGTTCTTGGACTTGTACAAGAGGGAGATCCTCCTCCAAGCTATCGAGAAAATAA